ATGACAAGCGCATTTACAGCATTGTCAGCGGTGGTTACCATTGTAAGTGTGTCGTTGTTCGCTCTATTCAATGCGTTGAGATTGGTTGGATTGCTGTGGGGCTTCATTCAGGCCGGGGCTCTCGCTTTTGGCGCAAGCGCCGGGGCGGCGTTTGTTATTGCCACTTCGGCAATCCTGGCCATCATCGCCGCGCTGGTCCTGCTCTACAGCTACTGGCCGCAAATTAAACAGGCGGCGATCGATGCCGCCGATGCGATCGCGGCCAAATGGCAGGAGCTCAAGGCATTGTTTGATGCCTGGGTCACGACACCGGCCGGCAATGCGTGGCAATGGATCGTCGATTCGTTCAATGAGGTTGTGAGCTCGCTTGACGCGGCGATAGATCAAGCCATAGCCCTCATTACCTCCTGGGTCACGACGCCGGTGGCCAATGCGTTCCAGTGGATCAAAGATACGTTCAACAGCGTCTTAGGCGCTTTAGGGTTTGGCGGCGCGTCGTCGAGCGGCGGCGGCGGTAGTGGTTTTGCGGGTGGCGGGCTACTTGGCGGGCGCGGCAGCGGCACATCCGACAGCAATCTCGCATGGGTGTCGCGCGGCGAGTACATCACGCCGGCGCGCGCCGTAAGTCAGCCGGGCGTTCTGGCCTTTCTCGAGGCGCTGCGGCGCTCGGGCGGCAATTTGCGCGATGTGCTCGACGGTATGGGCCGCTTCGCGCTCGGCGGCATGATGCAGGCGCCGCTTGCGCTTCCAGCATTCGCCGGGGTTGGGATGAATCACGTCACCATCCAGTTCCCTGGATTGCCGGCCATAACCGGGTTGCGCGCCGCGTCAGATGTGGTCGATGAATTGCACAGGGCCGCAGCCATGGCGCAGGTGCGCTCGGGCGGCCGTAAGCCGAGCCGGTTTTCGTGATGCCCGCTTATACCCTCCTGGCGATCGACGGCATCGATTTCAGCCAGTACGCGGTGCGAGGGATCACCATGACGCTCGCGCCGATCGACCAGGCAAAAAATGTGGCGCGCGATTGCCGCGGCGCCTTGGCGGACATCTCGCTCGCACAATTCCGGCAGTACAAGGTGACGATCACCTGTACGGATCACGGGGTGCCGGAGCTCACCGATGTTTGGCCTGGGATGGACATCACCATCACCTGCATCCCAGGTCTCGGCGCCGCCAATACGACCGGCGACGTGCTGACCATTCTTGCCAAGGTGACGTCCTGGAATACGTCGCGCGACGAGTGGGCGGCCGAGGTGGCGTGGCAGCTTGAAGCGGAGCAACGAGCCTGATGCCGGCCGGGACACCATATTTTGCGTGGATAGATCCCGGCGAGACGGTCTTCGGGTCTGAACACCTGCGCTGGGACGAGGATGTGTTCTCGTTCACGCTCAAGCAGGCCGAGGGCGACCCGGCGAGCCTGACCATCGTCGTGCGCCGGCCGCGCAACGACGCCGGCGATGCGATCGGGTTGCTCGGCCCTGGGCGCAAGATATGGGCGTGGTTCGCGCTCGACTGTGGGCCGGACCTGATCAGATTCCGCGGCCGGCTCGTCGGTGTTCCGACCAGCATATTCGAAGAACTGGTGACGCTGGAATTCGTCGCGCGGCCGATCGACCTGGTGGCGCAGAAGGCAGCTCTTGCCGATACGCTGCGCGTGCTGCCGTATTACGATGAGGTGGTGATCGATCCGACGCGGCGCACCGATCCCGAAGTTGTGCTCGAGGGTTACAGCAAGCTTTGGCACTATGATCGCGAGACCCACATCCTCACCGTATCGGACGAGATCACCGGCGAAGACGGCCTCGTCGAATTCGACGGCGCCAGTGAAGGCGGCAAGGTGCTCTATGACGGCCTCGGCCTCACACTCACTAGCGGGCCGCTGGCGCGCGTCGATGTGAGCGCCGAGTATACCTGGACCCAGCAGGCGCAAGGCGGCGTCGATCTGACCGACTACCTGATCGACAATTGGCCTGACCGATATAAACGCTATATCACGTCATACACATTGACGGCCGATGACTGGCCGAAGCCGGGGGCCGGCATAGGCGATGGTTGGATCGTTGCCGACGCGACGGCCAGCGCACTGTTTAGCACCGAGGTCAAGAGCATCACCACGGGCAGCAACCTGACGGTGATATTTCCCGATACTTCCTGGTTCGGCCCTTCGCGCATGACCACCACGTTTAGCGAGACGAAAAGCTATACGGATGCACCGATTGGTCTGGGTTTTCCCGAACTGGTGACCAGCGACGTCATCGACGTCCAGAAAGGCTCAGTTAGTCGCAGCTATTCGGCCACAGCTGCATTTTTGCCGTTGAACTACACCAAGGTCACGCTATCGGCAGCATGCACGGGGAACCGGCAATGCACCGAGGTAGTGTCGTTCTCGCTCTATGCCGATGTCCAGCACGTTTTGACCGATCCAGAGGATGGCGAGGCGCTGCTCATCAACGATGTCAAATCGGTAAACCTGAGCGAAATGATTGATACCGATGTGCCGATTGGCGATCCACGGCGCCGGTCTTATATTGCGACCGAGCGCGGCAATCGGAGCCTCGAGCATCTGATCGCGCTGGCGCGGGCTCATTTGTTGCAACGAGCGCGGGTCGTGGAAATCGCATTTGTCCCTAAACTGTCGCGCATGGCGGAAATCACACTACGCAAGAACGCCTTTCTGGTCGAGCCGCGTGTCGGCGAGGCGCTGGGCAAAATCATCGGATATTCGCTGGCATTGGACGGCTCGGATGGTCGAATCAAATGCGAGGTTCGCATCGGCTGCGCAATCGGTCACGGCGGCTCGGCTGTCGCAGCCGGCGGGACACCGACTTATTGCAGCATCGACTATACCGGCGCCGACTATCAGCAGTTCACCAGCCGAACGGTTCTTTTCGATTCCTCGGTCGGCTATCAGCCGCCGAACGCGAATCCAAACGACGACGGAATCGAGTTCCTTTCCGTTCTCAGGGCGCAGGATGTAATCCAGACCGGGCTCGTCGTTGAAAATCCGGCTTCGGTCCAGGCGCCTATTTTGTTTAAGGCCGGCGAATTTGCCTCCGTGCCGGTCAGCGGCGCAGACCCTGAACAGATGGCGAAGATTCCGGCAGCGCGGGCCACGGCGGTCAATAACGCAATGAAACAATGCGAGACCCGCGCGACCTTTAAACTCAAGAGCATGTCTCGGCAGTTTTCGAGCGATTATCAAGTGCAAGTCACCGATCTAAATATTCCGACCGGCTATGACCTGGAGGCGACGTAATGGCTGGTTTTGAGGTCGTCGTCCGGCCAGTCGTGTTTCCCAACATCCGGCCACCCGCCGCTAGGGCGCTTGCGCCAGAGGACAATCCCGATTCGGGCATCGCTGTTCTCAATGGATCGGGCGGCAAGCTGCTCGATCTTCCGCACAGTTGGAGCGTGAGCACCACCAAATCAACTCCCTACAAGGAGACCAAGCGGCAGTTCAACAAGGAGAGGGTCTACCAGAAGGACGACAATGGCGACATCAACAAGTCGAACTTTGTCGATGTCGAGCGCTTGAAAAAGGTCCAAATGGAGAGAGAAGAAGGCGATCCGATAAGACAGACCTACGCCAGCTCACCGAAAGTTGATAATGTTGAAACGTTAGAGACCGACGTCGAGAGAGCTGCTCCACCATCCGACGGTGGAGAGTCATGACCGTCGTCTTCGTCACCACAGGCGCCTGGGGCGCCGGCACCGGCACGCCCAACAGCGCGGCCCAGGTCGACGGCAATTTCTACGATGTCGATCAGCGCATCGTCGAATTGAATTCCGCGCTCGCCGAAGGCAAGCGTATCGATTCCGTCACCTATACGGCCAACAGTATGACGTTCCACTTCACCGATGGAACGTCGCAAGTCATTCCGCTGCCGGTCGCCGTCATCACATATGTGGGGCAGTGGACGAATGGCACGCCTTACACCGCCGGCCAGATGGTCTCGGTTCGCGGTATCGGCATGTACCAGGTGCTCATCAGTCACACGACGCCGCCATTGCCAGCGGTTTTCGATCCGAATGCGACAGATGGCTCAGGCAATCCGCTCTACTCGTTTTGGATGCCGCTATACGATATCAATTATGATGCCGCGATCTTCGTGCCCGGCACCATCCAGCGCGCAGTGGGCGAGGCGCTGTTCCAAGCCGTCGCCAATCGCACGATGCAATTGGTGAGCGGCAGTGGGCATGCCTACGCCTATCTGGATGTCGGCATCGGCGCCGGCACCAACATCATCATCTCGATCCAGAAGAACCGGGCCGAGATCGGCACCATCACGTTCGCGGCTGGCGGCACGCTCGATGCCGGCGGTGGTCAAAGCGGGACGTTCAACATTCCGGCTACCGTGGACTTTGCCGAAGGCGACAGTTATTCGCTGCGGGTCACGGCATCCAACAACGCTGGAGCGAGCGGACTGTCAGTGACGCTGCCGTTCCTGCGGACGGATATCTGATGGCGTATTCCCAGGATGTCCTGACGCGCATTTTCAATGTGCAGTGGGGCGGCGTTTATGTTGTTATTGTTGCGAGAGATTACAATTATGCTGTTTCTAATTCGGATAGCGTGACAGTTCTCGATACAAGGAGCGAGTTTCTAGGGGGAACTGGGTTTCCTACGATGAGCGGCACATTAGTCGAATGCGGGTCCAGCGCCGTGGACGATTTTATTACGCTCCCTACCATGCCGACTCATCCTCTAGGCCTGGAGGGTATCTATGTATTCGTGTGCCCGCATACGGATGAAGTAAAAAACAACTGGTATGATTATGTGAAATCGCAATTTGACGGTGATTTTTCAGATGATAACGGATATCCTTTGCGCCCATTCTTTTGGTTCGCCCGCACCTGGTCGGGCAGCAAAACTACCATGAACTTCAAAATTAGGTTTGAACGCATTACCTCTGATCCCGGTGCCGCCAAGATTGCGCAGGCGTACCCGACGAGCGGCGATACGGATTGGCCTTCCAGCAATGGTACTATATACTATATTCAAGGATGGTTTGTGGACGCGTATCGATTGGACAAAGATGGTGTAGGCGCGATTTATGATGGCTATATACCAGAATGGAAAATAGATCCGGTTATTACATTTTCGACAGGTGCAGATCCAGTAATGGGTTTGAAATTCGGCAGGGATCCTCCATCGCTGGGAGCTGCTTTTCGAGGCACTTCGAGCAGGATGCAGGCTTCCAGCATGGATGCCTGGCGGCCGTTTGGGGATGTGATTCCTTCGACGGCCGCGAGTAAGTTAAACCCGAGCCTGGGCTGACCGATGCTGGTCTGTAACGTCAGCCAGTTGGCGCGGCGTGTCGTCGTTACAGCCGGCATCACCGAGACAGCCGCCGCGCTGGACGCGCCAGGCACAGGGAATGTCGTGTTCGCCACGCTGGTCGACGACCCGGCCTCGGTAGGGGACCACGTCGATGCATACCTCGGGCAGATCATGCTCGAGGCGGCGAATGCTGCCACCACACTCAATGCCGGCGCCGTCTATAGGGTCTCGATTTTTGAGGCGGCATCTGCGGCCGATACGTCTTCGTCGCCTCGTGCAATCGCGGCTGCGGTGGTTGAGGCCGCGAGCGCCGCAGCTTTGGTCAATGCTTCCACGGCGGCCGGCGCGGCTTTTGAAGGCATCCTTGCGCTCGACGGCCCGATCATGCCGCGCGTTCCGCAGCCGTCAGTGATCTACATAGAGGGATGATCAGATGGCGTTAGAAGGCTAGCGACATGGCATTCGCTGATCAAGTCTGGTATTGCAACGCGGGAAATCAGTCGAGCACTGGTTATTACGCAGTATCTCAGTTTCAAGCATCGCACGCGTATTCAGCCGGGCAAATCATTCGCCAGTTGACTGCACCGGCTGTTGGTTCGGAACGATGCTTCGTGTGCATCGCTGCCGGCACCAGCGGCACCGAACCGAGCTGGACAGTTACCAGAGGCGCGAAGAATACTTCCACGACGCCGGTGTTTCAGGAGTGTACCGGCTCGGCCGCGATGAACGGTGACGTTGCCAATACGCCTACGTGGGCAGTACAAAAGGCGGCTGGTGCACCAACGCTCGGCGCGATTATTCAACGTAACAACGGTGCTTCATTTCAAATCTGCTCTACGGCTGGCACCATAGGTGGGTCGGAACCATCGTTTTCTGACACTGCGGGCGTCACCACATCAGATGGAACATCGGTGTGGACAAGCCTGGGGGCCGTCTCGAACTTCACCGGCGGGCAGGCTCCGCATGCACGGCTGGACAACGCTTGCGCGAACACCTGGTTTGGGGCGGGCAACACGATCTATGTTGGCGACAATCACGCCGAGTCGCGGGCGACGGCGATTACAATAGCGCCCGGATTGTCTCAGGCTACGGTCAGCAAGGTCATTTGCCATAACCACTCAGGCAGCTACCCGCCGACTGCGTCAGACTTGCGGGCCACAGCTACAATATCGTCATCTGCAGTGTCAGGTATCAGCCTGAACTTCACTGCCGGGGCAATCTGCCTCTATGGGCTTACGTTCATTGCCGGGACTGGGTCAGGTTCGACTACTTTAGCATTCTCTTTGAACATGGCGTTTTGTCTGTGTGACACTTGTGTTTTCAAAATAGCCACCACAGCTACAAATCAAGTCATCAATTTATCTTCCAGCGCCAACGGTTTCATGACCTGGAATAATTGTCAGGTTAGCTTTTCAGCCGTCGGTCAGTACATATGGGCTGATAATGCTTTCTTCACTTGGCAGAATACTGCACAGGTTCTGGCGACCGGATCAACGGTTCCAACCAATCTCTTTGGCATAAACGGACTCGGTGGTGTTGGCAACATCACGTTGGAAACTCTCGATCTCAGCCAGTGGACTGCTGTTTTTGCACCGTTTGCTGCCAACTCCTCGCTTGGTAACTGGACCATCAAGGACTGCAAGCTTAATGCTGCCGCGACGTTTTCGACCCCTTTGAACGTTGGACAGATAACTCAAATCGTTCGTGCGGACGGCAGCGCCACGGCCTACAAGTCTGCCCGCTATGCGTTGGAAGGCACCGAGACGACCGAGACCTCGATCACCCGTGTCGGTGGCGCGTCCGATCCGACCGGGCAGGCGCAATCGCGCAAGCTCGTCACCACGGCAAATTCGCAATGGCTGCGGCCGTTCAAGGCCGAGCCTTACGCGATCTGGAACCCGATCACGGCGGCCAACGTCACGGTCACAGTGTGCGGCACCATCAACGCGGGTGCATTGCCTAACAACGACGACATCTGGATGGAAGTTGAATATCTCGGCTCGTCGGCTAGTCCGTTGGGCACCATCGTCACCACGACCAAGTCCAACCTGCTGGCAGCGAATGCTGCAGTGGCGTCTGACGGCTCGACCTGGAACGGCGGCGGCAGCGGTGCCGGCTGGTCACCCTTTAAGCTCACTACCACGCTGTCGTCGCCGCAGCCCGGCATGCCCGGTTACCTGCATGTCCGGGTGCGCGCCGCGAAGGCGAGCACAACGTATTATTTGGACCCGAAAGTGGTCCTGAGTTAGCAACGGAGAAAGCCCATGACCGAGGAACGCGCACAGGCGCGCGAATCCAGTGACGCGGCTGTTATCCGCGGCAGCGGCCTCGGCGAGCACGCCGACGCGCACGGCCGCTATGAGGTCGAATGCCGTGGAGCTGACGGCAGGCTTAAATGGCGCGAGACCATCGACAACGTGGTGGCCACCGTCGGCAAGAATCTCGCACTAGACGCGTTCCTCGCCGGGGCGGCCTACACCGTAAACGGGCCTTACATGGGCTTGATCTCGTCGGTGTCCTACACGGCGGTCGCCGCAACCGACACGATGGCGTCGCATACGGGATGGCTCGAGGCCGGCGGCACCAATGCGCCGACATATACCGGCAACCGCAAGACCGCCGTTTGGTCCGCCGCGACGGCAGGATCGAAAGCGCTATCTGCGGCGCTATCGTTTGCGATCACCAGCACCGGGACCGTCAAAGGGGCGTTCCTTTGCTTCGGCACCGGCGCGGTCGCCACCAAGGACGATACCAACGGCACGCTTTGGTCGGCCGGCACGTTCTCGACCGGCGACAAGGCGGTGGTGAACGGGGATACGCTCAACGTAAACTACAGTACGAGCCTGTAACGGAGGGCCGCATGAGCATCCTGATCAGCTTTTTGTATTTGCTGCTCTACATCGCGATCGTCGTGTTTGTCGCCTTCTGCATTGTGTGGCTGATCCAGAGCTTTATGGGCTGGTCCATCGACGCCAATGTGATGAAATGGGGAAAGGTGATTGTCGGGCTCCTGTGCATGATCGCTGTCGTGGTCTGGCTTACCGGCGTGCTGGGTATGGGTCCGGGGCTGCCGCATCCCGTCTACGGGAGGTACTGATGCGCGGCTGGGTCATCGCCATCGGCTTCGCGCTGATCCTCGTGGGCGGCATCTGGGTCGTGCATACGCTCGAGGCGATGTACCCATGATGACCACCGTGCGATCGTGGTTTCACGAGAACCAGGCGCTGGTCTATTTTCTGGTGGCGCAGGGCATCGCGATCGGCGCAGCAGCGCTGTCCATGACGGCTTACATGGTCGAGCTGGAGACGCGCGTTAGGACGTTGGAGGTACGCGGTTCGCCGCACTTGGTGACGGTCGATAGCCGGTTGACGGTATTGGAGAGTCAGACCAAGGCTAACAAAGGAAGCATCGATAGGATCGTTGACGTGATGACCAAGAGGTTGAACATCAATCCATGAACGACAATCTCACGCTAACAGAAGCTGGCGCCAACCTCATCAAGCATTTTGAGAGCTGTATGAAAAAGGATGGCGATCGTTTCAAAGCTTATAGATGTCCGGCCAACGTATTGACGATCGGTTGGGGCCACACCAATCACCACGGTGTGCACTTCGACGAGTCTTCCAGGTGGACCAAAGAAGCTTGCGACGATGCTTTCCTGGATGACATGGCTGGGTTCGAAGACGCGGTTCGGCGGTTGGTCAAGGTCGAGCTGGAGCCGTGGCAATTCGATGCGCTGGTCAGCTTCACCTACAATTGCGGCGAGGGCAATTTGCAGAAATCCACGCTACTGAAAAAGGTCAACGCCGGGGATTTCGAGGGTGCCGCTCTGGAGTTCCAGAAGTGGAACAAGGGCGGCGGCAAGGTGCTGCCTGGGCTGGTGCGGCGGCGGGCCAGCGAGGCCTTGTTGTTTCAGAACATCACCGACGATGACTACGACGGCAAGCCGGACAAGGTCATTCGGCCGATACCGGAACCGATGCCGCAGGAGGTCGACGATCCCGACTGAGAATTCGATTGATGTTACCCCCCATGACTTGGCCCCGCCTTGCGGGGCTTTTTTTATTTCTTCGGCTTGGAATTCCGGTGGTTGTTCAGCAAGCCTTTTCCTATGGCGATCGCGACGGCATTGGGGCGGTTGGTGGCGCCGAGATGGGTCTTGATGCGCTCGATGTGATCGAGGACCGTGGTCGTGGACACGCCGAGCTCGCGAGCGATGGCCTTGGCCGTTTTACCGTCCGCGATGAGGCGCAAGACGTGCCGTCGGCGCTCGGTCAGCGTCATCGACGGAGGGCGCACGCGCTTTGGTCTATGGGGCATTGCAACCCCATCATAGTGTGGATCATTCGGGTATACGCCCCTAAGAAATTAGGGGTCAATTTAACGTGAAAAACGCGAAAAGGAATCATAATTGACACAACCCGTGGATGGCGGGCGCTGGGCGAGCCGCTAGCGGCGGCGGCTATAAGTGGAAATGGGAGTCATATAACTACAAGTTTTGGTGGCAATGAGTGTCATCCTGACTTCATATTGGATCGGGGCGGAAACGACGGCCGGAAGAAAAATACCGAGGATCAATCACGCGCAACTTAACTTAAGAGGAGCGACGGTGATGGACCAGGTTATCAGCAAAAGAGATGCGGTCATCGGCAAGCGGATCGCCCAGATCCGCGAGCATCGCCTCATGACGCAGGCCGCGCTCGGCCAGGCGATCGGGGTCTCGAAGCACGCCATTTATCATTTTGAGAACGGCCACCGGCGCATCACGGTCGAGCTGCTCGAGCATATGGCGTGCGCGCTGCGCTGCAAAATGAAGGACTTGCGCATGGACCCGGCGGACGTTGGCCCGCCGCTCGTGCGGGCTCAGACACGGGCGAGGGCTGCGGGCAGCGCTCAAAGAATACGGTCGCCACGACCGCTCTAGGCCGGCCCGTGGTGCGCCCGGCTGGCCGGGCGGCATGGGTAGCGGGCGCGTCCCGGAACGCGCACGGACGGCCACCTGTGAGGCGCGGGAGCAATCCTACCCTGGCCCCTACCCAGGCCCTACTTCGGCCCTTCCTGCGCCCTACCCGGCGCCCATCTGCGCAAAAACCCTACCCAGGCCCTACCCAGGCGCTTTTCCTGGGTAGGGCGCCTCATGCTAAGTATATGAGATATTGGCTGTATTAGACATATCTCGGCCGCGAATCTGCACATGTATTGTGTGATTTTTACGCTTGCAATGCATGGCGAGGTGGCGCTAAGGTTGGAAACCTGATGCAGAAAAGCTCGATGTATCAATGACTAACCGCACACTAGCGTGGCAACCAATGGAAATGGGTTGAAACCAATATCAGACCAAAACCCTACCCAGGCCCTACCCAGAAACGCACAAAGGCTCTTACGAATGAAGCTCTCCGACAAAACGATCCGCACCCTGGCCTGTCCAGCCGGCAAGACCGACACGACGTTCTGGGACGAGGACATCCCTGGCTTCGGGCTCCGCGTCCGCGCCGGCGGCGCCCGGACCTGGACCGTCTTGTACGAGGTCGACGGCCGCGCCCGGAAGATATCGCTCGGCTCGCCGGCGATCGTTCCCGCAGCCGCGGCGCGCGCCAAGGCCAAGGACTTGCTGGCGGTCCGCCAGCTTGGCGGCGACCCGGCGGCCGACCGATCTCGCGCCCGGGTCGAGGCGGCCACCACGATCGGCGCCCTGCTGCCGCGATACTTCGACTGGAAGCGCCCGCGGTTGAAGCCGGCGACACTGCGCGAGGTAATCCGGCACCTCAACAAGCATTTACTCCCGCTGCACCGCGAGGCGATTACGGCCGTGACCCGCGCCATGATCGCCCGGCGCCTCACCGAGGTCAGCGCGTCCAGTGGCGCGGCGACGGCCACCAGGTCGCGCGCTTCCTGGTCCGCGTTCTTTATGTGGGCCTGCCGCGAAGGGCTCATTGAATCGAACCCGGTCGCCTTCACGAATCTGCCGTGCGAACCCTTCGTCCGCGACCATGTCGTCACCGATCCCGAGATCGGCGCCATTTGGCGCGCGCTCGGCGATGACGTGGACGACGACTATGCGGCCATCGTCCGGCTTCTCATCCTCACCGGCGCCCGGCGCGACGAGATCGCCAGCCTGCGACGCGGCGAGATCGATATCGGGGCGGCGTTGATTACCCTGCCGGGCGCCCGCGTCAAGAACAGCCGCGAGCATGTCATCCCGCTCTCGCCGCCCGCGCGCGCCATCCTCGCGGCCCGGCTCCAGCACCGGCCCGATCGGGATCTGGTCTTTGGCTACGGCGAAGGCCCGTTCTCCCAATTCACCGCGCCCAAAAAACAGCTCGACGCCAAGCTCGGCCCCGCCGTCGCGCCCTGGCGCCTGCATGACTTCCGGCGGTCGATATCGACCGCCTTGCATGAGCGCTTCGACGTGCCGCCCCATATCGTGGAGACGATCCTCGGCCACGTCGGCGGCCACAAGAGCGGGGTTGGTGGCGTCTACAATAAGGCCCTCTACCTCGACCAACGCCGCGCCGCGCTCGAACGGTGGGCCGCGCATGTCATGCAGCTCGCCGGCAACCGAATTGGGCGGCCGCGCCGCGCGGTGCTCGCGGACAACGTCGTCGCGCTCACCACCGGAGTTTGAAAATGGCTATCATGATGGCGAAGCTCTACGACGCCTTGCGGGCCGGCAACGTGCCAGACGACAAGGCGCGCGCCGCTGCGGAAGAGGCCGCAGCTTACGAGAACAGGGCCGCGCGGATCGACACCGACTTGACTGTCCTGAAATGGATGGTCGCGACCAATCTGGCCATGACGATCGCAATCCTGTTCAAGACGTTTCTATAGCCTGGCTGGGTCATGGGGATTTCTGCTCCAGGCCCGCCAGTAAACGCGCCTGTAGCGTTGCCAAAGTATGGTGGTAGTTCTTGACGTTAAATAGCGCCAATGTTGACCATCCGTCCTTGAGCACCGCGCGCAGCCGTTCGATCTCGGCCTCGCGGTTGCCGATAAGCGCGTGCAACAGCGCGTTGGCCTTCATCAGGTCATCGCGTTCGGCCGCCAAGCAGATTGGGCACATTCCGTCTGCGACCGCTGCCTCGGATTCCCAGTGCGCGTGCCTGCATGTCATTTGGAATTCAACCCAAATGAACTCTGGCGCACGGCGCCCAGCACCGATCGACGATCTTTCCGGTCGGATCGAGCAACCTCACTTCGCCCTGTCGCAAGTCGCGCTTGATCTTATCGAAGACGGGCCGGACTGACGATTCGTCCGGTCCTACGGCGCGAACCTTGCGTGTATCAGAATAGCGCCCGCCGTGACGATCAACGATCCATGGATTAGAGGTCACCGCCGTTCCCCTTCTTTGGCTCGCCGGCGTCGAGGCGCTCCTGCAACGCGCGGATGGTTTCGATGACGTTGGTCGAGCGGTCGACAAAGTCGGCGACCTGTTCGCCGGCGATCTTGCTGTGCTCGCGCACGGCTGCGGCGAGCTTGCGCAGCTTCGTGCCGATCTCGCCTGCGGCCAACTCGACCGCCGCTGCCGCTTCCTCGATCTCGTGCGCGGCCGACTCGCCGATCTGATCGACGGCCTTAACTGTGATGCCGGCAAGCGCCAGCGGATCGGAGGCGCGCGGCGGCGGGATGGTAGGGTTATATTGCGGCTGATCCATTCCGATCTCGCGATATGGGTCATTGGTCATCTGTTGCATCGCCAGTACCTCCATCCGTTGGCTTTCGTGTACCAAGTGCGCCCGCGCGGGCCGCAGACCGGATCCCCGCCTTCGCGGGGACTGGGCGGCTTCAGCGGCAGCGCGATTGACGGCTCGGCCGCGGGCGCAACGATCGCCACCGGCTTCGGCT